CTTTGAGAAAGTAAAAGCTCGTTATAATCGCGCTAAGATTGAGCAGCAACGATGGGTAAGTCAGTGGGAAGAAGCCTACAATTATACGCAACCCAATCGCAATGCATGGGATGCTCGATTCACAACTGGACAGCAAAAAGGTATTGATGTATTTGATACAACGCCAGAGGCCGCACTTGATGCTTTTGTATCTAAGATTCAATCAGCATTAACACCTATTGGTCAAAAATGGATGAAAGTCATTGCAGGTGATGAAGTACCCGCAGATCAAAAAGAAACAGTAAATCAGCAGCTAGAAAATGTTACTAATATTTTGTTTAAAAAGTTACATAATAGTAATTTCGACATGGTCGCAAATGAAGCATACTATGACTTAGCGATTGGCACGTCTGCATTAATTATTAATGAATCAGATGACGATGATGCACCGTTTGAATTTGAAGCTGTGAGTATGTTTAATTATTACCCTGAGCAGGGTGCTAACAATACAGTAAAAAGTGTATATCGTGATATGTATGGATTAACATATGATGCTATTCTCGAATTGTGGCCACTTTTAAAACTTCCTGTGACTCATATCGATATTGCTAAAAACGATCCAGCAAAAAAAATCGATATGTCCGAAGGCGTTGTATATGACCGAAAAACTAAAAAACATACACTTTATGTCTGGAGTCAGTTAGACGCTGAATGTTGGTATTCAGTAGAACTTAAAGAGTCACCGTGGGTTATTTCGCGCTGGTCGAAAGTTGCGACTGAGGTGTTTGGACGTGGTCCGGTATTAAAGTCATTACCCTCGATAAAATCACTTAATAAATTGGCTGAATATGAATTGATGGCTGCTGCTATGGCATCAAATCCCGCGTGGATGGTATATAGCGATGGCTTAATGAATCCGTTCAATAACATCATCACACCGGGTGGGCAGATCGTAACCAACCAATCACCAGCCAATAATGCACCACTTAAAGCGCTGGAAGGCGGGGGAAATATTAGAGTTGGACAGTTTACAATTGATGATTTGCGCAATCAGGTTAAGACATTAATGTTTGCTAAAAGTGTGACACCTGAGGGTGGTCCGGTCATATCGGCAACTGAGGTTAGCATCAAAGCTAAAGAAATTGCACAAGTAATTGGTCCGGCATTTGGTAGACAAATGGTCGAATGGGTGGCACCGATTGTTAAACGATGTTTATCTATTTTGATTAAGCGTGGATTAATTCCGAAGTTTGAATTAAACGGAAAGCAAGCCACTCTCGATCTACAGTCACCGATTGCAACTGGTCAAAAGCTTGAGCAATTGGTCGCATTTCAGCAAATGTCATCAACACTTATTTCTACAGTGGGACCAGAGTTGGCACCTGTGGCGCTTAATATTGCAGAATTGCCATCATTTTTGGCTGAGGTTACAGGTGTACCGCTTAACTTGATTAAAGATGAGGAATCATTAAAACAATTGGCTGCATTGTTAATGAAAAATGTGATGGGTCAACAGGCTCCAGCTCCAGGCGCACAACGAGGTGTTGGCGATGCTCCAGGTAATAATAACCAGCAGTTAGAAACGGCAGGAATATAGATGGACTTACAGACAGAAATTAATCATAAGAAAGCTGAAAAGGCTATGCGTAGCTTTAACCTATTATGTTATAAAGTTTTTGGGTCTAATGATGGCAGAGAATTAATTCGGCAATTAAAAATAAAAGCTGCCGATGTTGATTTCTCGCTCAATTCCATGGAATGCGCAGCATTAGATGTGGCACAGTACCAAGGCAAGCGACAACTTTTAAAGATAATTGAATTTTCAATGCTGCAACATGTGAATACTGTAGAATCTGAAACTATAGGTGAAGGAACGAAATGATTACAACACAAGACACACAAACCGAAACACAAACTGAAACACAAACAGACGCACCAACTACTCAAAGTAAAGATATTTCTCTAATGGGTATGGTTGCAGACAAAGCTGCATCTGATGTTGACGCATCGATTGCATCTGAAGGTGAGACAGATAAAGAGCCATTACCACGTCCTGATTATTTACTAGAAAAGTATGTAACTAAGGATCGGACGTTTGAAGAAGCAACTGTAGAACAAGCAAAAGGTTATGCTGAGCTGCAAAAGAAGTTTGGTGGATTTACTGGTGCACCAGAAGAATATGACTTCAATGCATTAAATACAGTGGGATTAGAACTAGACAGTAGCTCACCTGTTGCTGAAAAGTTCATTAAAGTCGCACAAGAAATGAATATGTCACAACCAGCTTTTGACAAAATCATGGAAGTATATGGTGAAGACTTTAAGAATAATATGCCGATGGGTCGTGAAGAAATTCTAAGCGAATTGGGTCAAGAAGGAATGGAAGACTACAAACTTGTAGCGCAATTTGCATCCAATCACTTAACTAAAGATGAGGTAGGTATACTTGATTCATCTATTCATCAAGCACAAATGGTTAGTATTTTGGCTAAACTAAGTAGAGCGGCAGGAGCTAGTAACATTCCAACTCAAGCACAAAACAATCAAGCCAGTCTAAATAACTATGATACAAAACAACGGGTCCAAGATGAGTTAACAGCTATTTCTAAACAGGCTGGAAATGACACGAGTTTGTATAATAAGTTAATCAAAGAGAAAAATATCGAGGCCAGATTGCAAAAAGTCATGTAATCATATTGATTTTAAATTATTTATTGATATAATAAATAGGCTTAATATTTTTAGTTACATCCTTTTAATATTAGTATGGTAATTTATGCTTACCAATCCCTCCCTGTAGCACCTGAATTAAAAACTTAGGTGCTTTTTTTTAATAAATCCTATTATCTTGTTGCATAATTATACAATGTTGCTATATTGTAATTATCAGATACCCATTCTTGGCCTGTAGCTAAAAAAGTTGCTAAAGAATCGGCCTTAATTTCAAAGATACCCGAGAATTGAAGCGTTATTAATATTAATGTTTGACAATTTAAGGGTATTTATATGTCATTAAGTTTAACCAATATTCAGCAGACTATGTTCGATGCAGAGGTTAAAGCTGCATACCAATCCGTGGGTAACAAATTACGCCCAACAGTTTATACAAAAACAAATATTGCTGCTGAATTTATCCAGTTTCGTAAAGTTGGTGAAATGACAGCTGAGTTAGTAACTTATCAAGATAATGTAAACTATCAAGATCCAGGTTATGACAAAGTTGTAGCAACAATGAATCCATATGCTGCTGCTGGTTTGACGGCAACACTTCAGGAATTGACTACTAATGTTGATGATCGTCGTGAATTAGCTATGTTGAGTGCATATGCTATGGGTCGTCGTATCGATCAGAATATTATTGATGTAATGGCCAATGCTACATTGCCGACTGAAAATGTTATTCCTGCTAACTTTCAAGCAACTGGTGGTAACACAAACTTCACTTTTGCGAAAGTCAAGGAAATTGTTAGAATCTGGGATGATACAGCTGTTGATCCACAGAATAGGTTTTTGGCTATTTCTGCACGTCAGCAATCAGATCTATTCAGTATGAAAGAATTCACCGATTCGCGCTTTACAGCACGTGGTCCGAATGCAATTACTACGGGTTCATTAGATGGATCGGATAACATGAGTTTCAACTTAATTGTTATTCCTACAATGCTGGAAGGTGGATTGCCAAAAGATGATAACAATATTCGTTCATGTTTTGCATGGCATCGTCGTTCGGTTGGTCTTGGATTTGCATCTGACATTGAGACAAATATGCAGCCCAAATTAGAATTGATTTCTTACTTGGTTGTGACTCATATGTTAATGGGTGCTCAGGTCATTGACCCCCGAGGTGTTATTGAAATATTGTGTGATGAAACACCGTCTTAAGGAGATATAAAAATGAGTTATGATAGAAATTATTTTTCACGTCAAACAGCTTCTGGAAACACTAATGGTGTAACAGAATATAGCTATAAAGGTAGTGCTGTACCTGATGCTCTCGCAGCGATTACTGTACCTGGATATTTTAATAATGAAAGTAATGTTGTTAAGATAAAAGATGTTATATACATTGATGCTAGCGACCAACAAGCATATTTTTATGTGACTGCTGTAACTCCCAACGTAACAATTGCTGGAGTTGCAGACGCTGCTGACATATTGCTTGCTGAAGGCAATATGCTTCGCGGTGATGCTAATGGAGATGGTGTAGGCTTTGATGCTTCCGCTGCTGGCCAAGTGCTAGTTGGTGATGGCACGACTGTTAATTCAGTTGCTGTTACTGGAGCTATTGCTATAGATGCAACTGGTGCTACAACAATGACTTTAGCTGAAGGTAGTGTATTAGTTGGTAATGCATCTAATGAAGCCGCCCCTATTGTTGCTAATGCTGATGGCAATATCCTAGTTGGTGATGGTACTACTCTTAACTCGGTTGCTCTAAGTGGATCCTTGTCTGTAGATTCTACAGGCAACGGCTTTGTACTTATACCTGAAGGAAATATCTTAGTTGGTGATGCTTTAGGTCAAGGTGAAGCAATTAATGCTGCTGGTAGTGGAGACATTCTAGTTGGTAATGGTACTACCGTTGCTCCTGTAGCAATGAATGGAGATGGCACACTTAATGCAGCTGGTACATTATCAGTTACAGGAGCATCAACAGTTTTTGGTTTTAATGGATTATCAACGTCCTCAGGACCAGGAGCTATTCCTCTGACTGCTTCTGTTCATTTAATTACTACTACAGGAACTGGAGACGCTTTAACTTTAGCTGACGGTTCTAATGGTAACGTACTGCGCATTGTTTATGTCAATGATACCGTAGGTACTGATACAGCTATATTGACTCCAACGAGCTACATGGGGGGTAGTACGATTACATTTAATACCCCTGGTGATTCAGTAGACTTGATGTGGACAATTGGTGGCTGGGTGTATCTTGG